CAATTAGGTAATAACTCAAATGCTAATTGAATTCTGGATAGGATTTCTTGTGATGTATCACCTTTATTCGCCAGAATTGCAACAGTTTTATCCATATTAAAAAGGATAAAATGCACAACAAATACTATTGTTGTAGTTGTTTTACCTGATTGCCTAGATTGTGTGACAATATTAAATCTTTCTTTTTGAAACTGATTTAATAAAGTTTTTTGATAATCATAGAGTGGAATTTTTATTTTACCTTGATCAACGTGAACTATTGTAAAATAGTTCTCTGCAAAATAATGTATATCTTCTGAACATTTCTTAAATTCTAAAATTTGTTCTTTTGTGTAAGAATGTTTAGAATTCTTCCTTCCAAGTAAAGGATTATTAAGATAGAAATCACTCATAATAAGATTATTTTTTATTTTTTAATATATCAATTAAATCTGTAGTGGATCCAACAAAAAGATTATTATTAGTAACATCACCAGAAGACTCGACTTCATTATTTAATTTCTGTTGTTTTTCGTGAAGAACAGATAATTTATCAGTAGTATCACCAATAGTTTTAATTAGAGTTGCTAGAACCTCATAGGTTCGTGGATGCTCGGACTGCTTAGCCAATTCAACCAAATCTTCCAGTGCCGCATTACCATTCTCTACCAGATTATATAAATTCTCTCTGGTATATTCGTAATCATTGGATATATCTTTTTCCGGTGAACCAGACTGAACAACCTCTTGTTTTTTATAAGTGGTTAATTCAAGTGGTTCAACATTAAAAGTTTCGTCTAGTTTTTTCATAATATATGTATATTATTTAACCTTATTTTACTTTGGTTTATCTGGGTAAACGGGGTTAAACAAATCATCTGTATTAGCGGGTAAATCCCTCAAGGCTTGGCGGTAGACCGTCATCTCAGCAGTCATAGTGACATCAGTTGATGCTGTCCAATCGGTTTCAGCGAGTAGACGATTCCGCTCTGCCCGTATAGCTGACAGCAACTCATCATTCGTCTTGTCACGGACAGTAAATCTTTGCCATTTGCCATCTATCATAGCTCCGCTCGACCAATCCATTGTTTGCGAAGTCAGCAATGTGGGTGTAGGTCTAACCTCGCTGAGTTGCGGGAGGTTGGCAAACTCTGACTTCGGATAAGTTGTGCCGTCTATCTCTACACTACTCCCCAAAACTTTCCCATTTAGTACAAATTCAGTCATCTTTGTTCTCCAGATATAAATATTCGTCTTTGATTAATTCTTTAATTCCAATTCGCGCCAGCACATCTTTGTGGGAGTCGTGAAACGTATCCACCATTCTGTCTAAGAAAGTGTATAGCCGATTGACGGTTGGGAAATTGCCCTCTGCAATCATCGCGTCTTCTTCTGCCGCATAGTCTTTTATAATCTTCTGTGCGGTTTGAATGTGGATACCATACTGTTCCATGTATTCCATATTCCCCAAACCAATTCGACCTGTATTCACAACATCACGATGTGCTTGTCTAAATGCTTGGCGAATGTGATGCTTAATCTCGTCTTCTTCTGCATCGCGCTCATCCCAGAATTCTGGGATATTATGGGAAACTCTGATTTCTTCATAGGCTTCTTGAAATACAGCAATCTCTTTGAAAGCCGCATCAATGTAGTCTTTGGAGCGTTGCATCCCATGCTCTTTTTCATCAGCACGAATCATGGACATTTCATCACCCAAATCTCGCCACCGATTAATCCGCACTTGGTCTTTCTTCATACTCCAGAATGATTTATCCAGCGCAGAGCGTTTCTTCTCAATCTCAGATAGACATTGACGCAATCTTCGATATGGAGCATCGGTCATCATGGTCAGAGTCATTAGCTGATTAGTCGTTTGTGTATTGCTCCGACCAGCAGTATGATTTGCCCTGTCCACCTCTATCATACGTTCAGAGATTTTAGCTAACTGCTTTTCTCCGATAGTTGCAAGACCACCAGCCGACCTAGCCAACTGGATTGATTTATGTTCTTTTATTTTTGTTACGGTATTACTCATTTATTAGTCCCCTATTTTTGTTACGGTATTACTCATTTATTAGTCCCCTGCAACAGCAGCTAAACCGTGAGTAACTGAGTAGTAGTTAAGGTCACCAAAATCAGTGGCATTACCCGTAGAAGCTATAGTGATATAGTCCATGACTTGATCATCAGTTCGACCACCAGAACCATCACCACCACCGAACACACCTCTGTATCCGTTACCAGAACAGCCTGATAAATTGTACCTACCAACAGTTAAATCACCAAAATCAGTGGCATTACCCGTAGAAGCTATAGTGATATAGTCCATGGTGTTTACAAAACCACCAGAATACCCACCGCCAAACACGCCTCTAGTCGTAGATGAAAGGGCTGCGATACCACTCCCGTGGGCAGATAAGTCACCAAAATCAGTGGCATTACCCGTAGAAGCTATAGTGATGTAGTCCATGACACCTCCGCTATGGCCACCAAACACACCTCTAGTCTCACCTGAGCACCCCCCAAGATAAGAACCAGAAACAGTTAAGTCGCCAAAATCATAAGCATTACCCGTAGAAGCTATAGTGATATAGTCCATGGTGTTTGTATAACTACCACCACCAAACACACCTCTAATGCCATTTGAAAGTCCTGCTAACCAATCGCGCCCAACAGTTAAGTTACCAAAATCAGTGGCATTACCCGTAGAAGCGATAGTAATGTAGTCCATGACGTTTGAAAGAGAATTCCCACCACCAAACACACCTCTACCGCTAGTAGATGAAACGGCTGATAAACTTCTTCTACCAACACTTAAGTTACCAAAAGCAGTGGCATTACCCGTAGAAGCTATAGTAATGTAGCTAGTGCCATGATACGTTGAGTTATTTAATAAGCCACCACCAAACACACCTCTACTGCCATACCACACGCCACTAACTGCAGCTGTACTCGCTGTGGTCACAGATACCACGCCTAAAGAGTTAGTCGCTGTGACCACACACCTCAATGTACTCCCTACATCAGACGCCACAATTGTATATGAACTACTGGTTGCCCCTGAGATATTGGATGACCCTCGTTGCCATTGATATGTGAAAGCTGGTGCGGGTGCGCCTGTCCATGTTCCAGTTGAACAGGATAATGAACTGCCAATGGATACTGCTCCTGAGACCGCTGGAGAACCCGTATTGATGGGTATCGCCCCATAGCTGTTGCCAACTGACGCGAGTACTATCCCGCTCATGTTACATTTCCTGTGACCACACAGACTGTTCCACTAATAAACAGAACATTACAGATACCTCTTGTTGCTAGAGTTATGGATGCTTCATCTGTGTTAGTTCCACCAATGTAGGCTGTTGTGATTGAACAAGTTAGTGTCACATTACCTGTCGTATTATTGAATATCAAAACCACATCCCCAGTTGAGAATGTAGAATTAGGAATTGTAATTGACCCACTTGACCCAACTTCAATTAGTTCACCAATATCAGTTGTTGCCAATGTGTAACTAGCTGTTTTAGATGCTCCTGATTTAGGTACGTTAAGATATCCAACGGTTGTACCAATATCCGCATCAACTACTATTGTGGAATCATAGGCTTGAACAGTAGTCCCGATATCTGCATCTACAACAATAGTTGCATCGAATGCCTGAACATTTACACCAATATCAGATGTTTTAACTAGACCAGCAATATCACCAGAACCATCTCTCTGAACTATTTGATCAGCACCAGTACCAACACCTTTTTCTGCTAGAGTAACCAGATCTGGATCATATAAATTATTATTTTTTACTTTTGTGAATGACATATATTAATCCTTATATTTTATGTGTCTGTCCATTCCGAAGTCCAAGAATCCTCAAATCCAAAATCATCATTCTCTGTCGCTGTAATTGGGTCAACTTGAACTGAATATTTTTGTTTCCTAGTTGGAGAATTAACAGGCATATCAGTATAAACTGATGCATCAACCTTCTTAATAACACCTTGGGATGTTATTGGGCCGTATAGATTAACCTGTGCAGTAAAGCTCAGGGTATATATAATAGCTCTCCGTGTCGCAAAATCTCCATCATAAGAATCTTCATAACTAATTGATTCTAATATAACAGGTATATCCTGTATATTATTTAATTCACTTGAATCCTTTATAGTCATTGTATATGATGGTGAAAATGTAGGTAAAATTTGTTCAACTATCTGTATACCATCATCAGAATTTTTTACCATTATATAGAGTTCAAATGATACCGAATACGGTACAGGTGAAAATTGTTTAGATACCGCTTCAGTGTCACCAACTTTTGGTATCTTTACTGTATTAATCTTATTAAGTTTTCTTGATGGATCATAATTAAATGCACCAAGTTCAAAACCAATTCTAGGTAATGATATAGCAACAGATTTAGATAAATTTGGATCTGATTTTAATCTTGCAAGAAACTTTTCTTTTGGGCCATATGATAATGGTATTTTCATTTTTTGTTTAACTTCACCAGAATTATTTTTTCTGATAAGGAAAATATCATTAAACATAGAACCAAAACCAACAACGGTTTTCTTTAATATTTCATGATAATATGGATCAGCGCCTAGCATTATATTTCACCAAATGGGTTATTGTTAGTAAAGTCTATTATTTTATCAGATTCAGTTTGAATCCATTCGTTAATAGAAGTTTCATCGATATCTTCTATTTTATAAGATTCTTGTATAATATTCATACCATCTTCAAATACCAATTCACCAGAACCATCTTCAAGTAAGAAATCATATAGATCTATTGAATTAGTTGATCTAGTATCTTCAATAACATCAATTACAGAGATACCAGTATCAAGTGCTTCATTAGAATATT